TAGTAGCTGGGCCTGCCCGGCGAGCATGGCTTCCTGGACCGTCAGGCCGCCGCCGATCAGCGTCTTCGTGCGGATCACTGGCAGGTACAGCAGTGAGTCCAGGGTCCGGCCGTCCGCGGCGACACCCGAAAGCGAGCGGGCGTCCACACGTGCCGCCTGCTCCAGGTAGTCGCTGCTCAAGCCGTCCATGCGGACCATCGCCTCGATGTACGGCTGGCCCGTGGACGCCGCCACCAACTGGCCGGCGGACACGGCCCGGACCATCGCCGCGCCCAGACCTTGCAGCCACGACGCGGACAGGTCTGCCGCGGCGAGCCGCTTCCACAGCCTCTCCATCGTGACCGTCGTCTGGATGACGGCCCGTTGTTGAGACCGGCCGTAGGCGGCGACGATGTCCGCGTGCGCCTGCGTTACAACGGCCACGTCAGCCTCCAGCAGCAGGCGCCACGTCAGGCTGTGGCTCCGGCTGGGCGGTGGACATCTGGTGCAGGTCCATGGCCGTCATCCGGGTCAGGGCCTCGTCTTGCATGCCCCGCATCCGGTCCCGCTGCACCGCGCTGTAGCCGAGGTCTTCCCATGCCTGCTCGGTCGGCAGGATCCCGGACGCGTGCAGCTTGACGACTGCGTCGGCCTTCTGTGCGTATGTCGGCGTCGCCGGGTCCCGCCACACGGTCTCGAGTTTCCCGGTACGCGGGTCGAGCTTGCCGTCCCGGACTAGCAGGACGAGCCGCATGACCCTTTCCCACGCCTCGCCGAACGCGCGCTGGCGACGCTCCGCCCGCTTCACCAGACGCGCCTCGCTCGCACGGATCGCATCAGCGCTCGGAGGCTGGTCGGTGGCCAGGCCCAGGAAGGCCGGCGGAAGGCCCGTCAGGGCAGCCACCAGCCGGGCAAGAACGTTGATCGTCTCGTGGAAGTTCGACAGCTGTGCCTCGGGGAACTGCCCATATTTCACCGTGTCGGACTCGTTCACCCACAGACGGCCCGCCAGCGACGACATCGCGCCGAGCGGCTGACCGTTCTCGTCGGCGAAGTCGTCGCGGGACATGCCCGTCGCCCACCGGCGCGGCATGGCGTGATACTCGGCAGACACCATCATGTCCGAGGCGATCTTGCAGGCGGCATCCGAGATCGGAATCACCGAACGAAGCTCAGACGTCCCATCCAGGTGCCGCAGTCGCGGCCGATTCGCCAGAGGGACGACAAGCACCTGGCCGAGGTTGTGCTCGTCCTGGTCGACCGCGGTCCAAGCGCCCTTCTGCTGCTCGAACGTGATCCGCTTGTCCGGCAGATACAGCGTCGCCCACTTCACCGGAGCAGCCCCCGCGGACGGCTCATCCCACCGCTTGACCGCCGCCATCACCTGACGGGTGCGAGGATCCCGCTCCGCGAACACTTCCAGCGCGGACTCGGCGGTGACGATCGGCGTTGACTCGTCGTCCTCGTTCGCACCGATGATCACATAGGACCGCTTCAGGGCCAGCGCATCGACGTGGGCCTGCTGCGAGCCCTCGTCCATATCGGAGGCCTGCCACACGTCCCACAGATCATCCGCCGTGGTCTCACTGTCCGCGTACCGGAAGCCTTCGACGTCCAGCCGCTCGTCGAGCGCATCCACGACGAGCTGCGGCCAGTTGATGACCAGCTGCCGCATCCGGTCCGACAGTTCCGACTGGATCTCCGGCGCCAGATACGACAAAGGCTGCGTGCCCTCGTAGTAGCTGTCCATCAACCGCAACTGCGGCAAGTCGTCGTCGTGCGCCGCAATCAGCCGCTTCAGCCAGGCATCCGGCTCGAGGTCGAGGGCCACAGGTCACCCCCGTCATCGTCAGCGCATCACAGTCGTCTTCCGGGAAACCTTCGGCCGGGCCAGGCCCGCGGCGATCGCATCGCCAGCGGCCTCGTGGGCGAGGACGGACACCACCGCCATGTCGATCTTTTGATGCGGTGCGGCCTTGCGGAGCACGTACCGGCCAGCGGTCCGGGCCGCCTTCCTGGCATGCCCCACGTGCGCCGACGTGTCCTCGCACCCGTCATGCGCAAAGGTGCCGTCGGCCTTCGTCACATCGGTCAGCAGCCGCTCACAGGCGGCGTACATCTGCACGACGCGCTGCGTGTACCAGCGCACCACCCGCTTCTCTCCGTGCCGGTCCGCCCAGCCGTCGATCTCCGTCTCCCAGTACGGCGGATCGCAATACATGCGAACCACCTGATAGCGGCGCATCAACTCATCCACCGCCGCATCTACCTCGAGGCGCGGCGTCTGCCCGCCCCACTCGGACGGGTCCCAGATGGTCGGCAGCTCGAGCGAGCTGTACACCGGGGTGAACTGGTAGCCGTCCAGCGTCTCCGCCCGGATACCCGTCCAGTCGTCGATGTCCGAGCCGTCAAAGCCCAGCACCACGGCAGTCCCGTCGGGGACCTCCCGGAACCCGGCCTTGTCGTCCCAGCGGTCCCGGGCCAGCCACGTACCGGTACCCGCCGTGATCCGGTTCCCGAAGAACCGCTCGGCCTGCGCCTGGTCACGCTCCAGCAGCTCCGCAGCCTCAGCCTCGATCGCGTCGAGGTCGACCCACCAGGAGTCGCCATACACCGCCTTGTGGATCTTCCGGCGGTCCGCCTTCTTGGCGTAGTTCAGGTCGGCCGGCGCCTTGCGGAAGTCCCGGAAGATGTCCTGGACCTTTGCCTCGAACGACCGCTGCGCCACGCTGTTCTCCGACGGGTCCCAGCCGTTCGTCGTCTCCGTCGATCGGCCGCCCATACCCGCCAGACCACGCCGCTGCGTGTCGGCGACCTTCTGCATCTTGTTCTCAGTCGTCCAAATTCCAGTTTCGTCCTGGGGGACGAACGTCACGCGCTGACCGAGGCGAGACTGGGCCGACGACGTCACCGTGTCGACGCGGCCGCCGCCCGGGAGGCGGATGAACTCCTCGCCGGTCTTCGGAATCAGCTCCGACAACGGACCCTTGTCGATCATCGGCCTGAGGGCGCCATAAATGTTGTCGGTCTGCTCCTCCGAGAACGCCGTGATCTGAATCAGCGGCGTCGGCCACGGCATACCCATCGGGTCGCCCGGCTCGTACTCGAACACCCAGCCACAGCCACAGCCGTGAACCCGGCAGTCGTAGACCTCACCGCCAGCAGCCCAACCCGCGAACACCGCAGGCCCGACACCCTCCACGCAGACCTGAGCGGCAGTCAACGGCCCCTTGCCCCACTTCTGCGGACGCACCAGCTGGCTACGCCGGAAATGGAACGCCGACGCTGGCGACAGCATCGACCGCTCGCGCGTCGCCGACGGCTTCACCCGGTAGTGGTTCACGAAGAACCACAGCATCTCGTCCGTCAGGACATACGGCTCACCAGCGGAGAAGCCGTCTGGGATGACGCAGTGCGCCTCAACCCAGTCCGCGATGAGAAAGCCGAGCGTGGGCCACTGGACAACCTGCTCACTCGTCCCCGTCACCAGGCACGACCTTGAAGCGATCCCGGGCCGCGCGCCGCGTGGCTGGTTGCTGCTTTCCGGCCCCCTCGCGGCGCTCCGCGACCTCGTCAGTCGCGATCCGCCACCGGTTCGCCCGCATTCCCGGCGTCGTCAGCCCAAGACTGTCGGCCATCTGCCGGATCAGCGTCGACAGATTCACCCGGGAGTCCATCAGCTCCGCCTCGGAGAAGCGGCGCACGTACAGCGCCACCTCGAACTCCTGGCCATACCGCTCCCACATGATCCCCTGCGGCTTCCGCCACAAGGCATCCCACAAGTCGGCTTCACGGATCGTCTGCTCGGTCAGCGGCCACTCGGGCGTTGCGCCCTGTCGGCCCTCCGCAGGCAGAATCGTCCACTCGCCGGCATCCCGGTCACGCCGAAGCGCCGTCGGGTCAGGGGCGGGACCGGAGCGTGCTCGTGCTCCACCACTCGCCATGTTGATCTCCTTCACGTGCGCCATTGCGGCGCGTGTGCCCGGCTGGCATTGCGCACAGCCGGTCCAGACATGGCGGAACCCCCGACGATGCGGGGGCTCCAGGGTCGTACATCAGACGGCGGCACGGGCAGGTTGCGTATACGCCTGCGCTGTCCGGACACTGCATCAGCACTTCCGTGCCGCCGCCGCTTCTGGAGTCACATTCCGTGACTGATCATTTCGGCCCAAGATCGTTCTGAAAAGTTAGAACCCGGCTGACCATGGCTAGCCCTCCCCGGCGGTCCGCTGTGGATCACCCCGACGGGTTCCTCCCCACCCCATCCAAGATCCAGACTCACCCAGCGTGACCTTCAGCTGTCCTCGGTCGCGTCGCGTAGGGAGCCGGCCTCGAGGGTCTCGGCCACGCGCAGCATGCCGACGCGCTCGATCCAGCCGACGCCCTGGTGGGCGAGGCTGAGTCTGGTGTCGCCGTCGGTCTGCATGACCTTGAGGAGGACCATGGCGCCGGCCACGAGTTCGTCGGGGTCGAGGGTGGCTTCGATGCCGAGGCTGTCGAGCGCGTCGCCGATCGGCCGCGTCTTCGACTCTGCGTTGTCATCCCACCCGCTCACGCGTTCCAACCTCCGGGCTGCGCTGCTGCTGTCTCGCTGCTGTGGCATGGGCCGCACAGGCCGCGCCCGTTTGCTGGGTCGTCGGGGTCCTTGCCTTGGGCTGCGAGCTCACGTCTGCTCAATGGCCAGTGGTCGGCGTGTACGGATCGTTGGCCGCATGGTGTGCCGTGACCGTGGCTCTCCTCGGTGCAGACGCACAGTGGGTCGCGGGTCAGCACAGCAGGACGGAACCGCTGCTCGTGCTGCTTGCCGTATCCGCGTTGCCGTGCCGTGCCGCGTCGCTGCTCTGCCTCGCTCCGGTGTTCGGGGCAGCGTCCGCCTTGGGAGAACTCGGGGCAGCCGGGTACGGAGCAGACTCGCCAGCCGGTTCGTCGTGGCATGGCGGCCTCCGCTCTACGGGACGCGTTCGGGCCAGTGCCAGGTGCCGCCTGGATGGTTGAGCGCGCCGCCACCGGGGGTCTGGTCGTCGGTCTCTGCCGCTTCGTGATGCACGCAGTCGCGGTTGAAGAAGAAGCCTGTGGGGTTCAGGACGGCCAGGCCTACGATCTCCTGGCCTTCGCCCTTCGATTCCGGCGAGACCTCCGTGACGATGGCGGCGCGGCACTCCTTGCTGTACTCACCGCCCGGGGTTCCGTAACTCACGTAGTGGACGATGCGTCCGACGCTCGGGTTAGTCACGGTTCTTGTCTCCGTTCACGTGATGCCGAGGTAGCCGGACAGTCGCACGATGTTCTCGGAACCTGGCGGGTCGAAGGACACGTAGACGCGGTAGTCGCCTGCGGTGAGCGTGATGGCCCCGCCGTCGGGTCCGATGAGGAGCCGGGCCTCGGGGCCGGCGGCCCAGGCTCCGGTCTGCCAGTCGCTGACCGTCGGGTTGCTGCGGTTGGAGACGGGCAGGAAGGCGAGGCGGGGCGGGGTGCCGGTGATGTCGACTCCGGCGGGCGGGGTGACGGGGATGCGGACGTACTCGGTGGTGGTGGCGGG